ATATACCAATATCATTAAATTCCAATAATACTTTCTCAACAGAAAGAATGATTGCATCAAAAATTAATGAATTGAATAATGTTTCAACAACACTTGGAAATAAATCATTTGTTATGGAATTAACTTTATCCACAAAAGATACAAAGGTATCTCCATTAATTGATTTGGATAGAGTTAATATTATTACTTCAATGAATAGAATAAACAAACCAATAACAAATTATATTACTGATGGTAGAGTCAATACTCTATATGATGACCCAAATGCTGCAATTTATGTATCAAAAATAATTAGACTGCAGAAGAATGCAGATTCATTAAAAGTATACTTTGATGCCTATAGAGACTCATCTAATGAAATTATTGTATTGTATCGTCTACTTCGTTCGGATGTCCCAGACAATCAACAGTTATTTGAGTTATTCCCAGGATATGATAATTTAGATTCTAATTTGGAAATAATAGATCCAAGAAATAATAGTGGTCTTCCAGACACATTTGTATCTCCTTCATCATCACCTTCTGATATGAGAAGTTATGAATATACTGCAAAATATTTACCACTATTTAATGGATTCCAAATAAAAATTATCATGACAGGAACAAATCAAGCAATTGTTCCAAGAATAAAAGACCTAAGAGCAATCGCAGTATTCTAATGATACCAGTAAAAGACCATCGTGGTTTATACAGAGATGAAAAAACCAACGCAGTATTAAATTGCAATGACAATGAATATGACCAATATGTGAAAATAAAAAATCAAAGAATGACTCAGCAAATGGAAATAACTGAATTGAAAAATGAAATTAAAGAGATAAAAGACTGCCTGAAACTTATAGTAGAAAAGATAAATAACTAAAAAAAGCACATGTCCGCAAAAATTATAAATTTAGTTTTAGAACAAGGTGCTGATTTTCAAAGTACCTTTACGATTTATAATGAAAATAATTCTCGATTGAATTTGTTCGGATATAATGCTATTAGTTATATTAAGAAAAGTCCGTATTCTTCCACTACATATCCTTTTACTGTTTCATTTCCAGATAGAACAAATGGTCAAATAAAAGTCTCTATGGGAAAATCTGAGACTGCTAATCTTGAGGGAGGAAGATACGTATATGATGTTGTCATAACTTCTCCAAATAATTACACAACAAGAGTTGTTCAAGGAAGTGTTTTAGTAACTCCTGGGGTTAGCATATGACAAATTATGATGTAAGATTATCTTCTCCAAATTATAATGTAAATTTATCTAATGAGGACCAGTATAATATTGGTCTTAACTATGAAACTCCATTAAAAAGTATTCAGTATACAAATTTAATTATTGATGATATATCAAGTCAATTTAATGGAACGACTCAAATATTTTCAATAACTGTAAATGGAGAACCATACACTCCAGTAAATGAGCAACAACTCATTATTTCAATCAATGAGGTTGTTCTTAGTCCAGGAATAGACTATCAAATTTCCGGATCTAGTATATACTTTACCAATCCCCCAGCATCTGGTAATGAGTTTTTTGGTGTTGCACTTCAAACTACAGCAGATTTAACCAGAACCATTGCTTTTTTAATTGATAATGGATCACAAGATATACTACCTGGATCAAAAGGGTTTTTGGCATTAGATGTTTCTGGAGATATAGAATCTTGGACTTTATTATCAGATGTTTCTGGGTCAATTGCAATAGACATAGAAAAATGTACTTATAATGATTTTCCGAGCAATTTTACATCTATAGTTGGCAGTGAGTTTCCAGTATTGAACAACCAGATAAAAAATAAAGATGATAATCTTACAACTTGGAATAAGCAGATAAATATTGGTGATGTTTTAAATTTTAAGGTACTAAGTTGTACCGGAATACAAAAGTGTTCGGTTTTGCTCAAACTAAAGATTTGAATTCTTAGTCATTTAAAATTTATAAATAAATATATAAACAGACTTTTTAAGTTAAAAAGGAGATTTAATAAATGGCTTTATTAGTATCGGATAATGGTGAGCTTCAGTCATTAAGATACCTTGTAAATAGCAATCACAATATTCCAAGAAATTTGATTCTGAAGCTTTTTACAAGTAATACTACTCCTGCAGAATCTGATGTTCCATCACAGAGTGCATATTACGAACCATATGATTCAACTGGACTTGTTGGATATGGAACAGCACCAAGTACTGGATATCCTTCCGTAATTAACAATAGATGGGATCAAGATTATACTAGACAGTATGGTATTCTTCTTGATGGAACAAGATGGAATGTTAGAACTATCACTAATCCAATTGCAACTCCAACTGCAAGTGGTAATGTTGGTGAGTATACAATTACAGTATCATCTCCTTTAAATATTGCTGTTGGACATTATGTTTCTGGTGGTCAGGTTGGTTCAAATGCAGTTGTTGCTGCAATTGATGGAAATACTGTTGTTTTAACTCAACCAAACGTTGGTAACTTTACCAACCAAGCAATGGAATTTGGTAGAGGAACAACAACTGCATCATACCCAGAGCAGACATTTACCTTTACATCTGCAGCAAATAATGCTTACGGTTATTATCTGGTAAGAGCAAATAATCTTCCTGTTGCTATTCATGGTGTTCAAAATGCAATTAGCGTTGCAGTCGGAGCAACAATTTCTAAAGCACAGACAGTAGGAACTGTTGGTTTCTCATCAATTACCCTCTATCCATTTGCTCATGCACCAACAGCAACTGGAATTACATCTGAATTTACAGTTTCTGTTTCCAGTGCTACTGGAATTACTACTTCTCAAAGAGTAATTGGTACAGGAATCGCTTCTGGGGCAAGAGTTGTTGGTATTATGAATACAACAACAATCATTCTAGACAAAGCAAATACTGGATCTGTTAGTGGTGTAGCAACATTCTATGAAAACGTCACTGAAGATATTTGCGTTGGAATGGCAGTCACTCACTCCAATCTGCCAGGTGAAGTTAATGCTATCCCAAGTGGAACATTAATTACAGGTATTGATGAGAAAAATAATATTGTTTATCTAAGTAATGCATTAGTAAACAACATTCAGTCTGCTACAGGTAATACTGTAAACTTCAATTACAGTCAGGTTTCAGCAACGAATCATGGACTTGTTCCTGGTGATATTGTTTATATTGCTGCTGGAACTGGAAATACAACTACAACTTCCTCAACATATACTGTATTTGAATCAAGAGATGCAAATACATTGACAACTGTTCCTGCTATGACAGGTGTTGGAAGTGCAACTGTATATAGTTCAATCTTCTTCGCAGAAAGATTCACAAACGGTCCTTACAACATCCAAAACAATGGAGACCAAATTAAGGTAACCCTAAACATCAGCCTCGACTGATATTCTTTGATAAGATCATTCTTGAGGGGGGTTGCTAAAGCGGTCCCTCTTATTTTTTTCTCATAAGGCAAAAATATGGCACCAAGAAACGTAGGATTAAATTCAACATTTAATGAGCAACGTTTGGTAATAAATGAACTTTCTGTAGACGTAGATAATCTATCTAACTCTGGTTTTTTGACAGCATCAAATTTAGTAGGTTATGCAACACAAGGTTATGTAAATAATGCTTTAAATGGTTATGCGACACAAGGTTATGTAAATAGTGCAGTAACAGGTTTCATAACTTCTGGTGCTCTTATTGGTTATGCAACACAAGGTTATGTAAATAGTGCAGTGGTTGGATATGCCACTCAAGGTTATGTAAATGCTCAAATTGGAATTAGAACTTTTTCTGGAAATTACAACGATTTGACCAACAAACCGTTTATTCCAGTAAATATAAATGACCTTTCAGATGTAAATGCTGGAGGACTATCTACAGGTCAAGTATTAAAATGGTCTGGATCGGAATGGCAGGCTGCTTCGGACTCTACTGCTGCTAGTGGTTCTGGAATTGGTTTAACTGATTTATCCGTAACAATAAATCCTGTAGGTATAAATTCTTTAGCATATAATAATTCTACGGGTATATTTTCATTTACCCCAACAGATTTAACTGGATATGCAACTACAACTTCAATTGTAGGATTTATAACTTCTGGTTCTTTAAGTGGTTATGCCACTCAAGGATATGTCAATAATTCCATCGTAGGATTCATAACCTCCGGTGCTTCTGGATCCAATTTAACTGGTATTATTACATCCGTAACTGCAGGTACAGGAATCACTGTTACTCAAAATATTGGCAATGTAACTATTAGTGCAACTGGAGGACAATCTTATTGGGAATCAACTGCGGTAGGAATTCATACACTTTCCAACGTCGGTATTGGAACCACAAATCCAGTAGATAAATTAACAGTTTCTGGTAAAATACAAATTCAGCAAGATTCTGGTTCCAATAATAGAATTGTTTTTAGGGGGCAACCAGAGTCTTCTTATCGTTGGAACATTGATAATTATTCATCTTCCAATGATCTTAGAATTTTTAGAGAGGATGATGCAACTTCGGCAAATGGATACGTTGCTGTTAGTATTACCCCAACTGGTAATTTAAGTGATGGAAAAGGCGATGTTCGTGCAGTTCCAGCAAACTCACAAACAACATCTTATACTCTAACATCATCAGACACAGGAAAGCATATTAATATAACTACTGGTGGAGTCACAGTTCCATCTGGGGTTTTCTCTGTCGGTGATACAATATCAATATACAATAACTCTTCATCCAATCAAACGATAACACAAGGTGGATCTGTAACAATGTATTTGGCAGGAACTGCAACAACTGGAAATAGAACTTTGGCACAAAGAGGATTATGTACTATTCTCTGTGTTTCCTCCAATACATTTGTTATACTTGGAGGTGGGTTAACATAATGTCTATTGCTCAAATGTTTTTTGTAAACCCAGCAGCACTTCCTTTGAGTTGGGAAATGCTATTAGTTGGTGGTGGTGGTGGTTCTTATGCGCCAGGTTATGGAGCAATAGATGATGATTTTATTATTTTCACTTATTCTGGTGGAGGTGGCGGCGGTGGCGTAAGAACAACAAGTGGAACCACAGAAACTGGAAGTTCTCTATATCTTACTATTGGAGGCGGAGGTGCTGCTGCTGATGGCTCAACTGGAAAAGGAAGTTCCACATATTATGCTTTAACTTCTGGCGGTGCTGCCGTATTTACATCATTAGGTGGTGGATCTGGTAGTAGTTCTGGAACGAATAAAAATGGTAGTTCTGGTGGTGGCGGTTCTCAATCATCATATTCACAATTTCCTGCAGCATATAGAACACCAGGGACAGGAACTGCGGGCGAAGGAAATAATGGTGGTAGTGTTGCTACTAATGCTGCTGGTGGCGGTGGAGGTTTTAGTGGAAGTGGTGGTAATGCTAGTTCTGGAACTGGAGGAACTGGTGGTAGTGGATATAATTTAACAACATTTGCTGGCGGTTCTACGGTTAATCTTGGATGGGGTGGCGGTGGTGCTAGCTCAAACACATTTTCAAATAATGGTGATGGTTCAACTACATCAAGTGCTCCAGCAAATAGTGGAGGCGGTGGTCACGGTCAAACTAGTTATTCTGGATCTACTGGTGGTTCTGGCAGAATTGTAATTCGATATCCAGGAACTGTTGCTAAAGCAACTGGCGGAACAATTACGTATCAAACTGTAGGCGGAACTGCTTACGTTATACATACCTTTACAGGTTCTAATACATTTACTGTTTTATAATCATGGCACACTTTGCTAAACTAGACGAGAACAACAAAGTAATTGAAGTTATTGTAGTATCTAATGATGATATCCTTGATGAAAACGGAGAAGAATCAGAAGAAATTGGTATTCAATTCTGTAAAATGATTCAAGGAGAAAATACTAACTGGAAGCAAACCTCATATAACGGAAACATTAGAGGAAGATATGCTGGAATTGGAATGTACTACGACGAAATTATTGATGAATTTGTTTCTATTGTAGGTGATCAATGAAAATAAAATTATTGGATTATCCATTCCCTCATGTATTGTGTGAGGATTTTTATGATGAAAAAGAACTTGCTTTAATCTGGGAAGAAATTAAATTCTTGTCATATCCCAGCAAATTATTTAATCCAGGATTTCATCATGATCCTAGCGGAACATTGACTAGAAGTAGAGCACTCCATTTGGAAAAAGCATATTCTATAAAAGAATTATCCAATATTTTGCAAATCACTAAAAAAACTTTAGACCCTCCTTTTGTATCTACAATCATAAACAAGTGGCCTTCTTTTTTGCGCCTCAGGTTTATCGATTTAATTATGACTAAAATTAGATATTATCATAATGATGAAGGATATAATCCCCACACAGATATTGGGCATGATTTTTTAACCTTCTCTTATTTCCATACCACACCTAAAAAGTTTAATGGTGGTGAGTTGTATTTTCCTCAATACAACTATGAAGTGGAATGCTCCAACAATACTTTTATTTTATTACCTGGATACGTGGAGCACGGGGTAAAGAAAGTATCAATATCCGATAGTGCTTATTGGAATGGTGATGGGAGATATTGTATATCTCAGTTTATGAGTGTAAAAAATAGCGATAATTATGTCTGAACAAATACATCAAATCTATCATGTATCAAGATGTGGATCTACACTTCTCACATCTTTATTATCTAAAGTATCCAGATCTTATGCAGAACCCAGTTGGTCTTCTTCTTTATTGATTGGAGTGGATCCATATAAAAATATGAAGTCTTTTTATGGATCTGTTGTTAAATTTCCTAGTATGGTTTCTTGTTTTGAAACGAATTTTCCGGGCAAAAAAGTATTCTTATATAGACCACTATCTCAGCATTTATGTAAAATGAAATCTGTAGATGAATTATGGATAGATCATCGTTTAAGCAAAATTGATTATATTTTTAAAAACCATAATCACCCTTTAATTAGATGGGAACCAAAAGACAATTTGGATAAAATAACATACTTGTGGATTTGTAGTGTTTTTCGTATGTTAGATCATTCTGATGTTTTATGGATAAAAACAAATGATTTTTTAAAAAATAAAGAAAGTGTTTTAAATGATGTCTGCCATCATTTTGATCTACCAAAAGTAAATGATTTTTCAATTTCAAATATAAATGTAAAAAAATCAGGTTTTAATGGTAAAGATGATCCTATAACTGAAATATTACAAAAAGAAAAACTAGAATATACGTTTCCATCTTATGGAGTCATAGAAACTGATATGGCTTTATTTGATACTGAAATTTCAGATATTGTTAAATTCATAGAAAATTACTTTGAGGGATTGCGAGAATTTCTATATTAAATCAAATTAAATGAAAAAACATAATAAATATTTAAAATAGAATCTTTTTTGTTATGTTTTAAATATACACATTAAATAAATATAATGAGTATTAAAGTTTAATACTGCAAAAAATAACGATGGCAGTATTTTCATACGTAACAGGAAGTAATAATTCTCAAAGTTTTTTAATCTCATCATATGCTGATGAGATTATATCTTTGTATGCGAACGTTCTGATATCAGAATTTGAAATAAAAATTATAACAAGAAGTTTTAAATTTTCATCTAATTTAAACGAAGAATTTATTTCTTCATATAATGAATCTTCTAGAGTAGATTACTTAGAAATAACATACGGTAGTATAACCGATTCAATCACAGATTCGGAAGATTATGGTTATATTACAGGTGATATTATAACATATGACCAAATAGAGAATTTTGGCACAATAACAATTAATAGAACTCAAACTCCTTATGGAAGATTACATGTCTTCCAAGAGTTCTCAGATGATAGTCTCTCTCGTGTAAGTGTTGGTGGAGTAAGATTCGCACTATACGGAAGAGCAAATTATGAAGTAATATTCAATCCACTTAATAGAGCCTTTGAGATCGAAGGTTCTGCAGATGTTCCCTTTACCAAATCTTATGTTGGTAAGGGACAATTTACTTCGTTTATTGGAGCAGCAGATTCTGTTGGATTTAATCCTCCAGAGTCTGCTCTTTTATTCAGATTCCAAGGAAAAGCAGAAACAGAAGTTATATTTAACGAAAGAAGCAGAATACTATACTTTGATAGTGCAACTGAAGTTTCTAAGACAAATAATTATAATGAAACATCAGTTGTCACATTCAGTAGCACAGATTACGGATTCATTTCAGAAGTTGAATCTCTATATGAAAATTACGGATTAATTTCCGAAGATGAAGATTTTGCGAACTGGGAACGTGAAGATTTTGGATTCATTACAGAGAATGAAACCAGACTTCCATACGGAAAAACAGAATTTATTAGTTATACAACAGAAAGTACAACCAATCCACATATTGGTTCAGGAAGCACTAAGATTTATGGTGAAGGTTTAGGCAGAGCTACACCAAGACAACTTGGTGAAGGTTTTATTACCCTTTCTGGAACTTCTGTAGATAGATTCAGATTAAGATATTTTGGATCTGGTTCTGCATTTACTTTTGTAAGTGGTTCGGAAACCACAAAGGTAGAAACAGAGCAGGAAGGCACAATAAGATTCACTGGAGAGGCAGTAGAAAGGTATACAAAAGGAAATTACAACGGACAAAGCAATAAAGATATTGCTATTAAGGGTGTTGCAATTTGTGAGGTCATATTCAATCCAATTGATAGATTTGCAAGATTCCTCAATCTAGAAATCAATAGTAGAACATATAGTTATAATGAGTCTTCTGTAGTAAATCTTGAAGGGATTGATTATGGATTTATTGTCGAATCCCCAACATTATTTGGTGATTATGGCAATATTACTGATCTTGCGTATTATCCATGGGAAGAAGATGACTATGGATTTATTACCGATAATACGGTAAATCTTCCATTCGGAAAAGCAACATTTATCAGTGGCACAACAGAATCCAACACAGAAAATTATGTTGGTTCTGGATCTGTTTATATTACAGCAAACGCAAAAATATTTGTATTACCAAAACACAATGGTTCTGGTATTGCTCGTTTCATTGGATCTGCAATCGAGAAGAATACAGAAGATTATGTTGGTTCTGGTTCTATCTTTACGTTTGTTTCTGCAACAGAATCAGAAACAAATGCAGAGACATCCAAAGAACTATTCCAGTTCAATGGATCTGCCACAGAGAAGTTTGGAAAGGGACTTTATACTGGTTCTGGTTCTATCTTTGCATTCAGCAGCACTACAGAATCAACATCAACTCAAGAAAGTTCTAAGGAGATCTTTAGATTCGTTGGTTCTGCAGTAGAGAAAAATACAGAATCTTATGTTGGTTCTGGTTCTCTATTCACATTCTTCACAAACCAAGAACGTGTAACCTATAGTTATAACGAATCTTCTGCAGTTAGAATTGATAGCATTGATTATGGATTTATCAATGAAATTCCAACGTACTTTGATGATTACGATGAGATAACAGGAAATCCATATTATCCATGGCAGCGTGATGATTATGGATTTATTACTGATAATCAGACTATACTGCCGTTTGGAAAAACTACATTTATCAGTGGCACAACAGAATCCAACACAGAAAATTATGTTGGATCTGGTTCCGTATTTGTATCTGGAACTGCAAATGTATTTGTATTACCGAAGCATACCGGTTCCGGTTATGCACAATTCTCTGGAGAAGCAGTAGAAAAGAATACAGAAGATTATGTTGGTTCTGGTTCTATCTTTACGTTTATATCATTCACAGAATCGTCTTCAACTGCAGAGACATCCAAAGAACTATTCCAGTTCAATGGATCTGCTACAGAAAAGTTTGGAAAGGGTCTTTACACTGGTTCTGGTTCCATTTTTGCATTCAGCAGCACTACAGAATCCGAATCAAATACTCAAGAATCTAAAGGACTCTTTAAATTCTATGGTTCTGCAACAGATTCTAATACTGAAGATTATGTTGGTTCTGGATCTCTATTCTCGTTCTCAACCAATAAGGAAAGAGTAACATATAGTTATAATCAGTCTTCAGTATATACATTTGAATCTCTTGATTATGGATTTATTATCGAATCCCCAACATTATTTGGTGATTATGGTTCCATTACAGAGAATCCATTTGTTCCATATCCAGAAAATTCTGATTATGGATTTATTACTGATAATCAGACTAGAATACCATATGGCTCACTGAATATTAGTGGAACATTAGATTCTATTAAGATTAGACTTAATTACTTTGGTTCTGGTTCCATTAATATTGATGGAAATGCAGAGTATGCATATACACCAGAAGAAACTGGAACTGGACTATTCAATATTACCAGCAATCCAATTATCAAGATATCCCTCTTGCATGTTGGTTCTGGTTCTCTATTCTCATTTGTTGGTGGTGATGAGTCTGCAACTCCAGCACCAGAGATTGGTTCTGGAACAATTAGTATATTTGGTTCTGCAGTTGAAAGAAATACTGAATCTTATTTTGGAACAGGAACTCTATTTGGATTAAGCAGCACCACAGAAGCATATTCATTTGTTCCTACAACAGAAGGACTCTTCAGAATTTCTGGTTCTGCAGCAGAATCAACAACTCCAACAACAGAAATTGGTTCTGGTTCTATCTTTACCTTTGTTTCTTCTACAGAAACATTTATTGTCAATCCACCAGATCAAACTACATTATTCAGTCTTTCTGGATCTGCTGTTGAAAGAAATACAGAATCTTATTTCGGAACAGGAACTCTATTTGGATTCAGCAGCACTACGGATTCCGCAATCTTAGCAGAATCCGGAAGTGGTCTGTTCAGAATTTCTGGTTCTGCAGCAGAATCAACAACTCCAACAACAGAAATTGGTTCTGGTTCTATCTTTACCTTTGTTTCTGCTACAGAAACATTTGCTATCAATCCACCAGATCAAACAACACTCTTTACATTGTTTGGTTCTGCAGTTGAGAAGAACACAGAATCTTATTTCGGAACAGGAACTCTATTTGGATTCAGCAGCACTACAGATTCTGCAATTTTGGCAGAAACTGGAACTGGTTTATTCAAATTCTATGGTTCTGCGACAGATTCAAACACAGAATCTTATGTTGGTACTGGTGTTGCATTTGCATTCCTTGAGGGTGTTCAACTTGATAGTACAGGTAAGATTCGTTATGTAAGTGGTCAAGAATCTACAACAAGCATACCACCAACATTTGGAACACTATTCAGTGTTTCGGGTGAAGTTAGAATCTTCTTCGAATATAGGGAAACAGGTTCGGGTGTTGTTCAGTTTGGTGGTGCTGGATTTGCACAACCTTCTGCGAAGCACTTTGGTTCAGGTCAAATTAAAGTTATTGGCAATACCACAGAATCAACAAAAGTTGATCGTAGTGGATCTGGATCAATATTTGGATTTGTTTCTGCTACTGAGTCTTCTATTGTTAATCCACCAGAATCAACTGAGCTCTTTAGAATTTCTGGTACTTCAATTGAAAAATATACAAGTACATCAGATACTATTGCAGAAATTGCAATTAATGGTTCTGCCAAAATTAGAAGAGTACCTTCAGTAATAAGCAAGGGTAAACTAACTCTTTCTGGTTATGGGGAAGAGTCATTTGTTCTTGCTCCATATTCTGGATCTGGAAGAATTAGTACAATTGGTTCCAGTTCTGATTATAGAACAGTTATTAATCCTCCAGAAGTTGGAACAATTGTACTCTTTAGAGGAACTGCAACTACCAGAGGAATTATTAATTACACTGGTTCTGGTTCCATCTTTACGTTTGTTTCTTCCACAAAAACAAAATCAAGTACAGAGAAATCGGAAGAACTCTTTAGAATTACTGGTTCTGCTGTCGAGAAGAATACAGAATCTTACATTGGAGTTGGAAATCTATTTGAATTTAGTCAGAGACCAATTATTGATTCCAATGGAAAGGTCTCATATGTTGCTGCAGATGAATCTTCAACTGGAGTTCCACCAACACAAATTGCAGAAACGAGACTCTTTGGATCTGCTGATGTTAGAAAAACTCCTTCGTATGTTGGTTCTGGATCAATCTTTGGATTTATCAGCAAAACGGAATCGTTTGGTGCGAATCCACCAGAATCTACAGAACTCTTTAAGATATCTGGAAATTCAATTGAGAAAAATACAGAGGCATACTCTGGAACTGGATCAATATTCTCATTTGCTTCTTCAGCAGAATCAATTTCGATCAGAACAACAGAACCAACAAGTCTTTTCCGAATTTCTGGTGGAGCAAGCAAATTCTCGATCACCAGAGGAAGATACGTTGGTTCTGGTTCAATCTTTACATTCATCAGTTCTTCCGAATCAACTCTTGTTTCTCCACAATCTTCAGGTCTATTTGATATTTCTGGATCTGCCAGAATTCGTTCAATTAAATCTGAATTTGGTACTGGTTCAATATTTGCATTCTCAAGTTCAACCGAATCACTTCTTAAGAAATATCCAGATTCGGTCGGACTATTTAACATTACTGGATTTGCCTTTGAATCCTTCGCAACTAGTACTTATCTGGGTGATTCTCAAACAATTATTAGAGGATCGTCTGTTGATAGAAAGACTGATTATGTTGCACCAAAACCAGTCAGATTGTATATAATATAATTCAAATATAAATAAAATTATAGAATACCTTTCATTAATGGCAAATACCAAAAGGGTACAACTTCGAAAAGGAACTGAGCAAGAACATGCATCATTTACTGGCGCTTTAGCAGAAGTAACTTATGACACAACCAAAGGTGTTATAAGAATGCACGATGGATCGACAACTTCTGGATTTGAAGTTGCTAAATCGAGATTAACCAATATTAACACAACTACAAACCTCAGAACCAATATTAAATATTTTGCAGATACATCTTCAGGTCCTTTTAGTGTAACCTTACCTTCACTAAAATATGTTGGGGATACTATCCAAATATTTGATTCTAAATACTATTGGGGTATAAATAATCTTACCGTGAATACCCAATCGGGTGAGTCAATAAAAGATAATACTGGTTATGTTGATGCTCCTTTAGTATGTGATGTTGCTGGTGCTTCTATAGAATTAATTTGGGAAGGAAGTTACTGGAGATTGTTCTAATGGCAATGTTTCTTAGTAGATCAGCAAGTACTGGAGATAAATCCGTATCGCAATCGAATGATTTTATCATTCATGCATTACGTAGAGATTCTGCAGGAATGCTTTACTATACAAAAGTTGGTTCTGCAAGTACAGAAGTTGCTGATTTCCATCGAACAGATGGGACTCAATATCCAGGATTTTTGGATGGAGTTGATTATGTAGATGAAACTACTGAAGAGAAATCTTTAGTCAATCATCCAGCAGATAAATATCAACAGTATAGATTTGAATTTAGAAATGTGAATTATTTCATCGATGACGATGGATATTTTGTTGCCAGAATTAATGGTAATTATGATCACAATACTCAAGGACCTAAGTAAGGAATTAAACAACAATGGCTGATTTTAGATTAGGAAGACTCAAATTCAACTGGAGAGGTGATTGGGCAGCTAGTACTGCTTATGTCATCGACGACATTGTAAAGTTTGGTGCAAATACTTATGTTTGTACTACTAACCATACCTCAACAGCAAATGAAGCAACTTGGTATGCAACCGATTTATCCAACTGGTCCTTACAAGCAGAAGGAGTAAGGTCAAGAGGAGAATATTCCAATGGAACTTACTATAAGGTAAACGATCTAGTAAAGTTCGGAAATACTCAATTTAGAGTATTAACTGGATTTGCTTCTACTGTTGGATTTGCAACTTTTGTTGGCTCTGCATTTGCAACAGAGTATGTCTCTGGATTTCTAAGTGAAGGTCAATGGAATCCATCAACAGAGTATCAAATCGGTGATGTTATCACTTATAATGGATCATCTTATGTAGCAATTACTACTGCTCCTGCTGGTGAAGTTCCTGTAGAATATATTGATACTAAGTGGCAAGTTTTATCCGAAGGTATTAATGGATCAGGCATCTCGACATATTCAGATAACAACACCTATTATAGGGGCGATTTAGTACAAATTGGTGGTGATATTTATCGTTTAGTTGTTGGTACTGCCAGTTCTATCAATCCAGTTGGATCTGCATCCACAATATGGGCACCATTTAATACTGGTCTAAACTATGTTGGTTCATATAATACTACAACAACATATTACAAAGGTAGTGTTGTAGAGTATGCATCATCTTCTTATGTTGGTGTCGGCACACAAGCAATTTTAAATGTAACACCAGGAACAGACGCATCTAAGTGGGCAGCACTTGCTATTGGAGATTCTAATGCAGTATTGACAACTGCAGGAGATTTGCTTTACAGGGATGCATCATCCCCAACAAGATTGGCAATTGGTCATACTGGATATGCATTAGGAGTCTCGACAACTGGAGTTCCAGAGTGGACAGTTATTGGTGATGCAACAAGAATTTATTATGTTGACCCAGAAAAGGGATCAGATACTTTCCCTGGACACACTCCAGATCTAGCATTTAGAACTCTAAAATATGCATGTGATAATGCAAGTGCAATTACCAATATTACTGATTTTACATATGATAGACATACTGGCATTTCAACTATTACTGCACCAGCACACGGAATTCTATATCCAAACATTACCATTAAATTAGCAAACATCGAATTCGAATGTTTAAGTGGTGGTAGAGCATATTCAGTTTCTGGATTCCAATACGATAAAGCAAGTGGAATCTCTACTGTAACTGTTTCTGGTACTCTTAGTGGAATTACTACAGGTACTGTGGTAAGGCTAAAGAATTTGGAGTTTACTTGCCCAGGCGGATCTGGCATTACAACAACATTCTTCCCAGATGGAACACAAGGATATAATTTCACCGTAACAAGTGTTACAGGTGGATCTTCATTTATTATTAATGTTGGAATTTCAACAATTACTCACATCTATGTTTCTGGTGGTACTGCATTTGTTGGAGTTGATACTACTATATTCCCACGATCGGTTGCATCCTCATTCTTCACTGTAGATGAGATTGTAGATAATAACACTATTAAAGTTAATGTTGGTGTTTCTACAATTGACCACACCTATGTTGGCGGAGGTTCGGTAATTAACCTATCTCCAGCAGTTATTAGACTATCTGCTTCAGAATTTGCAGAGCAACTTCCAATTCTTGTTCCAGCATTTACAACCATTGTTGGAAACAGTTTGAGAGCATCTAAGATTCGTCCCGCTTCGGGAATCTCTACTGATGGAATTACTCCAAACAATAGACAGACAATGTTTAAATTGTCTGATGCAACTACAATTCAGGGTCTAAACGTATCTGGTCTTGTTGGATTTAACTACGATGAAGATCACCCATATGAATTAGACTATACCACAGTAAGAACTGGTTTGGGTACTACTGCTTGTGGTGTTTACTTTGCATTTAACGAAAGTTCCCCAATTATAACAAAATCACCTTACGTTAAGGATTGTACTTCTTTTGGTGATCCTGCAACTGATGGAACAGGTGCTGGTGCTGGTGTTGGTGTATTCATGGATGGTGCATTGCATGATACTGGTGCAAAATCAATGGTATTTGATGCATTCACAAACGTTCTGAGTGATGGTGCTGGATTTATTCTCGATAAGGACTGCTTGGCAGAAATCGTTTCCTGCTTCACCTACTATACTAAGTGGGGATATTATGCTGGTGGTGGTTCAAGAATCCGTTCAGTTGGTGGTAATAACTCTTATGGTGATTATGGTGTTATCGCATCTGGATTCTCAACCGCAGAAACTGCAAGAAGTGGAAGAGTATTTGGAGATAGACTAGATATTGCTGTTGGTTCCCAAACAGGAACAATCAGTGTTGGCAATACAATGGTTGGTACAACATCAGGTGCAAGAGCAACCTTGATTAATGACCAGATTCCATCCGAGAGAATTTACTTCAAGTATTGGCCAGGTTATGGCAATGTCGGTCTTGGAACAACAGGTTTCATTGACGGAGAAACTATTGACTTCATTGGTGCTGGAACTACTGGAGCAATTAGAGTTGCATCTGCAACAAGTTCAATTTCTGGACAAAAGGGTGTTCTTATTGAATTGGATCTAATTGATGTCAATAATCCACCATTGGTTGGAGATGCAATTGGATTTACAACTAGTGCATACGGTGAAGATAAAGTTAATGGGGAACCAAGATACTACATTATCAATACGGTAACTGGTATTACAACTTCTATTACTATCAATAGAGGATATGATGGTCTCGCACCTGTAACATATACAGGAAGAGCAACTGTTAGAATCTCCCCAGAGAAGACGGTTGGTACTTATGATAGCAGAACTGGAGTAGGAACTGATATTAATGCTGGTGGATCACTGGTAGATATTAGAACAAGATTCTCCAATGCTAGATTAACTGGTCACGACTTCCTCTCAATTGGTACTGGAAATAAAGTTGAAACTGGATATCCAAACGTTAATGAAGCAAATATTGCTCAAGGAAATGAAACCAACGTATTTGGACCAGGTAAAGTATTCTTCGTTTCAACTGACCAAGGTGGTAACTTCCGTGTTGGTGAATTCTTCTCTGTTAACCAGTTAACTGGTGCTGCTACACTCGATGCTACTGCATTCAACCTTTCTGGTTTGAGTGAACTAAGACTGGGTGCTATTGGTGGTCAGGTTGGTGAAGCAATTAACGAGTTCTCATCTGATGAGACTATGAGTGGAAATTCTAACTCTGCTTGCCCAACTGAGTATGCAGTTGTTGGATACCTCAAGAGAGGTGGAATGGGTGTTGATGCAATGCTCCCACCTGTTGGAACTACAGCACAAAGACCAGATACACCACTAGTTGGTATGTTGAGATACAACTCAACAAAAGGAAATTATGAGACTTGGAACGGCACTGCTTGGATTCCAGTTGGTGGATTCTTGAATAACGTTGATGTATCAACAACATATACTGCATCTGCATTTGAACTTCTATGGTGTAATACTTCTGGTGGCGGATTCACAGTCACACTTCCTTCATCACCAAGCAAAGGTGATGTAATTAGATTCGTTGATGTTGCAAATACTTTCGATTCAAGCAATCTAACCATTGCAAGAAACGGAAAACTAATTGGTGGTCTCGCAGAAAATATGACAGTTAATACAGAAGGTGCTGCATTTGATCTCATCTTCTATAATGATACATACGGATGGAGAATCTTCACAGTATAATCCAAATCTTCCTGGAAAGTACAATAAATACTTTCCAGGAAGATTTTATTTTATGATTATATGACTATAAGTATAACTAATCAAAATCTTAAAAATGGCAACTTACGGAAGTTATAAAAAAATAGTAACTGATCAAATTATAGACGGCACTGTACCCAGATCCAAACTGGGTCCAGGGGGAGGACCACAATACAATGTTTTTTGGGTTTACGGTTCTCCTGGATCTTGCACATCTGGGTGTTGTTGCTTATGGACAGTTCCTTCTGGAGTGAAGAGAGTTACTTTTGAACTTTGGGGTGCTGGAGGAAATGGTAATGGCGCATGTTCATGTGCAAGATGCCACCACTACTTTGGGGCTCAAGGTGGATACTATAATACAAAGACAATTGGAACTGCTCCGGGTTGCCAATATACAATATGTGCAGGTGGGGTTTTTCCTTGTCTTTCTATTGAATGCACTGCATGTAATGGTTGTAGTTCATATGTTAATGGATATAATTTAAGTAATTTTTGTGCAGAAGGTGGAGCAACTGGTTGTGCAAATACTGCTTGGTCAACAGGTTGTTTCTCTGAGTGGGGTAGAGGTTGTGTAGGTCCAGGATCATGGAATGGTGATTTTACTATGGGAAATCATGCTGGTGCTCCGCATGGAAATGAATTTTGCCATTGTTTAGACAACATGTTCTGTACAACTGGGGCACCATTTTTGAGTGGTGGTGGATCTCATGGATTCTTGGAAGAATGCTGGATTCGTTGCGGTTGTTGGACTGTTCAATATGGTTCTGGCGGGCAATCTGCTATGACTACATATTGTGGATCTTGCTGTGGGCAAGGCGGGACAGGTGGATCTGGTGTAGTTAAAATTACATACGTATAGGAAAAAAAATGGCAACTTACGCAAGTTACAAGAAATTGGTTGCTGATAATATCAGTGCCCAAACATTTGTGGATTCACACTTCGCTGCAGGATCTCCATTAGCATATGGAGTAAAGTGGTTTTTCGGACAACCATGCACATGTTCCACTGGATGCTGCTGTTTATGGTCAGTTCCATCTGGAGTAAACCGACTTCATATTGAATTATGGGGTGCTGGTGGAGGTGGACATGGGCAATGTTCTTGCGGAAGATGCCACCACTTCAAAGGAGCTGGTGGTGGATATTATAATTCAAAAACTATTGCAACTTCTCCTGGTTGCCAATATACAATATGTGCGGCAGGAAATGGTATTTGCTGTAGACAAGAGTGTGTTGGATGTAATGGATGTAGTTCGTATGTTAATGGATATAATTTGAGTAATTTTTGTGCTCTTGGTGGTATGCCAGGATGCGGAGAAACTAGCTGGGGAGAGAAGTGTTTTGGTGCATGGCAATGCTGCTTGGCTCCAGGAAACAATGGTGGTGATTTTGGGTTTGGCACTCAAGATCCACCATTTGGGGGAGCAGAATTTGTGTATGATAGGGGAAGATGCCATTGCTACAACCAAGCAATTTTTACAGGTTCTGCACCATTAATTGGTACATATTCAGGACAATCCTTAAGAGAATGCTGGATTCGTTGTGGATGTTGGACAGTTCCTTATGGTCATGGTGGACAAGGCGCTATGGGAACTTATTGTGGTTCTGGTGCATGTGGTCAAGGGGGAATGGGTGGACCAGGACTTGTAAGAATTACTTATTTCTAATAAATAGGATAAAAAACAATGGCAACATATAGAAGTTATAAAAAAATTAATGGTTCTATCTTACCAGATAGTTTTATAACCAGTAGCATGATATCCAACAATGCATTTGCAACCTGGAATGTGAAATGGTTTTTCGGAGAACCATGTGCATGTTCCACTGGATGCTGCTGTCTATGGCAAGTTCCAACTGGAGTATCCAGAATGTATATTGAAATGTGGGGTGGTGGAGGTGGTGGGCATGGTAGCTGCAACTGCAGTAGATGCCAAAATTATATTGGTGCTCAGGGTGGATACTATAATGCAAAAATGATAGATACTACTCCAGGGTGTCAATATACAGTGTGTGCTGGCGGAAATAGCAATTGCTGCAGATTGGAGTGTACTGGATGTTACGGGTGTACATCATTTGTAAATGGTTATAATTTATCAAACTTTTGTGCTATTGGCGGAGCTCCAGGATGTGCTATCGGATCTTGGGATATGACATGTTTTTCTGAGTTTCCATGTTGTTTAGGTCCAGGGGCCAATGGTGGTGATTTTGGAATGGGAAATCATGCTGGTGGATCTTGGAGACCACTTGGTGTATTCTGCCATTGTCATGGAAAATGGGCATACCCAACAGCAGCACCATTTATTGGAACTAATGTAAGGCAGGTTCTACACAGTTGCTGGATTCGTTGTGGATGTTGGACAGTTCCTTATGGTCATGGTGGACAAGGTGCTATGACCAATGTTTGTGGTTCTTCTTGCTGTGGTCAAGGGGGAATGGGTGGACCAGGATTAGTTAAAATAAGTTATGTTTAATTTATAAATAAATATGAAGGAGAAAACCTGAACAAACCGAGGAAAAAATGTCAGATTACATTTCAGTAGAATTTGATTTAGAGTTACCCAATGAATTCTTAGTGGATCATAGCACCACAGAAGGGAAAACTCGTAAGTTCACTTATCATGGACCAGATAAAATTTGGTTGCAAATTGGAGAAGACGGGAGAGAATCCCATGGACCATTAACAGCAGAAGATATTGCTGATGGTAGACCAGTTCCAGCAGACGTAGTGGAGTGGCATGAAGTAGATTGTAGTAAAAACCCATTAATCTGCCAATTGAGGGGTCCAGTTGTTAATGAACTTCAGGAATCTAGAAATGATTTAGATGCAGTCATTCACCCAGGATCCCCAAAAATTGAAGGGTATCCCCAATTTTCATATCAAGTCCCACTTATTCCTGATGACATTTATAATAGATATTCTGTAAAATTAATTGATGGTGAATTAGTTATAGATAGATGGACTGTTGAGAAAAAACTTTTAGATAAAGAAGAATTTTTAACTTGGGATGATATTAGAGATCATAGAAATAGACTTCTTGACGGATCTGATGGTAAAGTGACTGAAGATATGCCAGAAGATTTGAAGCAGCAATGGAAAGAATATAGACAAAAATTGAGAGATCTTCCCGATATCATGCAATCTAATGGAGTAGAACCATCAATTGCTTTCTATATGTTCCCGGAAAACCCAACACCAGTACGAGCAAATTGAAAATTATAAATTAACTTTAAGGTCTCATCCTAATTTATTTTTGGATGAGACTTTTTTTTATTTTGTTTGCAATGAAAAATGTTTAAATTAAATCAAAACTTAAAAGTAAAAATTAATACTATTGATAAAAAAATTTTCTTTGTCATTGACAATTTTTATGAAGACCCAGATAAAGTACGGGAATATGCAAAAAATTCTAAAAAGCATACAAACTCAGATCTTTTGGCGGGAGCAATTGGTAGAAGAGTATGCGAAGACGATTTGAGATTATCATATTATATGAAAGATGTTTTCGAAGAATTGTGTATGCATCCTAAATGGCATGTAGTGTTTGACAAAAATCATCATAATTATAAATGGTCTGCAATGAGATTCATGGTAAATGTTACTAATAATTTAGAAATAATAGCAGATGGTAGAAAAAATATTGAACATTTAGATGGTCCATTGAATAAATGGGCATGTGTTGTTTATTTAAACACTCCAGAAGAATGTGAAGGGGGAACAGAATTTTACCAATGGGATGGAGATTTTAATACTAAACCAATCCCAAAATATACAGTTAATATGAAATATAATAGAGCAATATTATATGATGCAAATATGGTTCATGGAGCAGTGATGAAATCACATATGTTTAAATCCTGCGATAGACTAGTACAGGTAATGTTCATGTGATAAATATATCAGTTAGTGATTGTTTAACTGAGGTTATCGAATGAGGTCTAAAGCATTTTTTATTAATGGTGGAGCTGGCAGAGTAATTTGCTCCATCCCTGCATTTGAAAAGTATGCAGAAACCCATGATGATTTTATAATCGTCTGTGAGGGGGGAACAGATTTCTATAAAGGGCATCCCACTCTACACAATAAAGTATTTGATAGTTGGCATAAAGGATTGTTTGAAAAGGAAATTAAACATCGTGATTGCGTAAGTCCAGAGCCATATAGACTTTGGGAATACTACAATCAAAAGTGCAATTTGTCTCAAGCATTTGATATAATAATTAATGGGTTAGATGAGCCCAGAGAACTTCCTGACCCAAAAATTATTTTAAATAAGATGGAACTTCTATCTGGATATAACATGATAGAAGAAGTTAAAGCAGGAACAGGAAAAGATAAAGTTTTAATTGTTCAACCCTTTGGTAGGTCAATTCAACAAGTTGGGCAAGATTTTATTGCAGATACAACTTCTCGCAGTTTTCCGTTAAATTCAATAGTAGAAATTATTAATGAATTGAAAAAGGACTATGCAATTATAATAATGAGTGAACTTTATTTTCCTCTAGAAAATAATGAAGATAAATCAAAACATAAAGTTGCAAGGCCACAAATAACTGATATGAGGTTATGGGCAAGTTTAATTAATGCGGCAGACCACTTTTTGGGGTGTGATAGCATGGGACAACATATTGCAAAATCATTTGGAAAGACTGCTACTGTTGTTCTTGGATCGACATATCCAGAAAATATTTCATATCCCAATTCAAAAGATTTTGACATAATAGACATTGGAAAGAATAAAAGAAAATATAGTCCAATACGAATTTCAATAGATGATGAAATTGATAGATATAATGACGAATCCCTAGAAATGACGAATGAAGAAGTGCAAAAAGTGATTAGTACTGTAAAAAAAAGATTGGGCAAATCCGTTGCATATACTGGTAATTGGAAACCAACAGAACAAGTAAGTTCTTCCTGTTGTCCTCCACAATTAAATTCAACTCCAAGTATGCCAGTATTAATCAATACTACTTCTACACAAAATAAAGCATTATTACCAAAAGAAAATAGGGGATTTTCCCCAGATTTAGAAAAAGAAATTAAAAATGTTTTAAAGAATACTAAGTGAGGAATAATTAAAAATGACTCAATGGATTGCTGCCATTGCCAGAGGGCATAATTCTGGTGTTTGTTTATTAAAAGATGGTGAGTTAGTTTTATCTATAGAAGAAGAGCGTTTATCTAGAGCAAAATATGATGGCGGACCATTAGCATCAATGGTTAAGATACTCGAATATACCGATAAACTTGATTATTTGGTTATCGCACATACGCAACCTTTAAGTGATGCTGGAAAAATTGATTTTTCTGGTGATGACATTTATACAGGTCTTGCAAGAAAACTTGGATTAATTGACAGAAACCAAGAAAACTATAATCATCCGCAGGTTATTGATTTAAGTAGAAATCACCATAAACTTCATGCTGCATGTGCATTTTATCGTTCTGGATTTGAGAGTGCTGTATCTTTAGTTGTAGATGGTGCTGGTACTTTTATTCCAATGCAAATTGGAAGAAATAATGAAATGACTTGGGAACTTGAATCCATTTTTAGTTGTGAATATCCAGCAGATTTTAAAACATTATACAAACATCAAGCAGGAAGAGGTCCATGGGCATCTGCAAGGATTGAAAAATTCCCAAGTGAGCAAGAAGGAGAGGATGGATTCCATGAATTGATTATTGATGATTCTGCTGGTATTACTAAAGCATATGAAGCAGTAACTCAATATTGTGGTTGGCCTCCTATTGAAGCAGGTAAAACTATGGGATTATTCCCTTACGGGAAACCAAATGATAATATTCCTGCAATCTATACTGATGGTAATGGTGGTAGTTGGAAGACTTCTGATCGAAATGTTATTATTCCAACTTATCCTAACGGTGCATTAGTTAATGAAGGTAGATACGAATTTCTTAGAACACCACAAGAATTTGATGATCTAACACTTCTTGAGAATCGTCGTGATATGGCATATGCCATTCAAACACAATCACAACAAATGGTTCTTGATTTAATTCGTAAGGCAGTTGAAATGACTGGAAATAATAATGTAGTTATTTCTGGCGGATATGGTCTTAATTGTGTTGCAAACTATTGGTATCTTGAGCAACTTAAAGATGAAAACATTAATCTTTATGTTGAACCAGTAAGTAATGATGCCGGAACTGCTATCGGAGCTGCATTATTATGGCATCATAAAATTAATGAAGATATTGAAGTAAAACAAAAAATTGAAACTCTTTATACTGGACCAAGTTATATGTATAGTCAACAAGAAATTAATCTAATAATACAAAAATACGATGCGACAGAAGTGGCATCTGCATCCTATGAGGATGTTATTGATTTAATCATGGACAAAAATATTGTTGCATTATTTCAAGGAAGGTCAGAAGCTGGTCCTAGAGCACTTGGTAATCGTTCTATTCTCTATGACCCAAGAGATCCAGATGGTAAAGATCATGTAAATCGAATTAAGAGAAGAGAATATTTTAGACCGTTTGCTGGATCTATTCTGCAAGAACATGTTCATGATTGGTTTGATCTTAGGGGAATGGAAGATTCTCCGTTTATGATGTATGCAGTAAACTGTAAAGAAGGAGTAGAAGAAAAAATTCCTGCCATTATTCACGTTGATGGAACTTGCAGAATTCAAACTGTTACACAAGAACAGAATTTGCACTATTATAATTTGATTAATACTTTTTACGAAAAAACTGGTTGTCCAATTATTTTTAATACTTCATTCAATCTTGGAGGAGAGCCTTTGGTTGAAACTCTTGACGATGCTGTAAGAACTCTTGCTAATAGTTTAATTGAATATTTGTATTTGCCAGAGTACGAATTGCTCATAAAGATGGAAAATAATTAGACAAAAAATTATATTATTATTCCATGAAAAAAATATTTGTAAACGGAACATTTGATGTTCTCCATACGGGACATCTTTTGTTATTTGAATATGCAAAATCTTTTGGAGATTATTTAATTGTTGCGATAGATTCCGACGAGAGAGTTAAAGAAAAGAAAGGTCCAACAAGACCAATTAATTCTCTCGAAGATCGTGCTTTTATGTTATCTAATTTGTACCATGTTGATGAAGTCAGAACATTTGGTTCTGATATGGACTTGAAAAATCTTGTTAAATATTATAAACCAGATATAATGATAGTGGGTTCTGATTGGAAGGGAAAACCAGTTATCGGGTCAGAATATGCAAAAGAATTAAAATTTTTTGATAGGATAAATGAATACTCAACAACAAAAACAATTGAAAATATTATTAATAGGAGAAACTTGTGAGGATATAAGTATCTATGGTTCTGTAGATAGAATTAGTCCAGAAGCACCAGTTCCCATATTAGATTATAAAAAAAAGATATCTTCTCTTGGAATGTCTGCAAATGTAAAGAATAATCTTGAGTCATTTGGAGTATTCGTCAATCATATAACAAATAAAAAATTGATAAAAAAGACAAGAATAGTAGATATCAATTCTAATCAGCAATTGATCAGAATTGAT